TCCGTGCAGCTGCAGAAGCCGGGCGCCCAAGACGACCCTCAACCGCAGGGAGAACCGAATGCCGACGGAAACCAAGACCCTGGCGCGTGAGGACCTCTGCAGGTCCGTCCCGTTCACGCTGACCCGTGACGGCGAATCCGACGGCGACGGCCTCACCTTCGAAGGCTACGGCGCGGTGTTCAACACCCCCACACGGATCGACTCGTGGGAGGGCACGTTCGACGAGCAGATCGCCCGCGGCGCGTTCCGCAAGACGATCCGGGAGCGCACCCCGGTCTTGCAGTTCGACCACGGTCGGCACGCGATCGTGGGCTCGATTCCGATCGGATCCATCCGGGAGCTCCGCGAGGACGAGCGGGGTCTTTTCGTGTCGGCCCGGCTCGCGTCCAACTGGCTGATCGAGCCGGTCCGTGAGGCCATCGCCAATGGCTCAGTCAACGGCATGTCGTTCCGGTTCGAGACGGTGAAGGACGACTGGTTCGACGCCCAGGGCAAGCGCATCAATGACCCCGACGAGCTGATGCGGCTGCTGTGGGATGCCGGCGAGCGTGGCCCGCTGAGGCGGACGCTGCGCGAGGTGAAGGTCCCGGAATTGGGACCGGTCGTTTTCCCGGCCTACCCCGACACGACTGCGTCGGTCCGTTCTCGTCAGCTGGCGCGTGTCCTCGCCACTGACGAGCACCTGGTCCGTCGGATGCGCGCGAATCTCGCGGCGTCACGGCCGATGCAGCTCCCGGAAGAGGAACTGTCGGCCGAGGAGATCGGCCAGGTCGCGCGGGCTCTCCTCTTCCCGGAGCGCCGCGAGGAGTCCCTGACCTCCTCTTCCGTGCCCGATGTGTCCACTGTGGACAGTGAGCAGAATGTGTCGGCGGAATCGGCAGATTCGGTCACGGATTCGACCGAAGATTCGGCGTGTCAGGACGCCGCGGTTATGATCGGAACGTCTGAGCTGGGTGGGTCGCCGGACGATTCCGCTCGTTCTGACGTTGAGGCACCTGAAACTGGAGAGCCGCTCCCCGAGCACTCGGACACCAGTTCGGAAGACGAGCCGCCCCTCGGGCACTCGGAGCCTGGCGCTGACGCGACGCCCATTGAGGCCGCGCGTAGCACCACCCCCCCTGGTCCCACTTTCTTGCAGATGGCTCAGGCCGAGGAGCAGCAGCTCGCGCGCCAGCACAGGGCGGCGCGCTTCCGCGCCAGCCTGGCGGACGCCTCTGCGAAGTCCGAGAGGTACGCCAATGTCTGAACTCCTTCCCGCCGAGCGGAAGGTCACCGAGCTTTCTCACAAGCAGACCGTCGCGCGCATGAAGGACATCTCCGCGGAGATCGACCTTCTCGCGGCGAAGCCCGAGCTGACCGCCGAGGACGAGCGGCAGTGGGCTGACATCACCACCGAGTTCGAGCAGCTGGAGACCCACCGCAAGGGCCTGGAGCGCGCCGCCGACATCGCCCGCGTGCGGTCGGTCATGGCTCGCCCGGTCGCTGACGGTGGCGCCCAGATCGAGCGCGGTACCCCGGTCAACCCGACCGACGGCTACGACCGCGACCCGTTCGGCGCGGATGGCGCCCGCGCGGTCGAGGACGTGCGCTACGACGCCCGCAACCCGTGGGATGTCTCCGAGGTTCGCGAGTGGGGCCGGGACCGTTCCGCGGTCTCCGCGGAGTTCCGCGCGCGTGCGCTGTCGGCCATCGAGAAGATGCCGGTCGCGAACGACTCCGTGCGCAAGGCTGCCACCGACATCATCGAGCGCTACGACGACTCCGACGCGAAGCTCGCGCGGCTGTGCCTCGCGACCAGCTCGCCGGCCTACATGCGGGCCTGGTCGAAGCTGGCCCGCGGCGCCGGCCACGAGCTGGCTCGCGAGGAGCAGGACGCCATCCAGTACGCCCGCCAGGCCTCGCGCGCGATGAGCCTGACGGACTCCGCCGGTGGTTACCTGGTCCCGTTCCAGCTGGACCCGACCGTGATCATCACCAGTGACGGCTCGCTGAACCAGATCCGTCGGATCGCCCGCTCCGTGGTCGCCACCGGCGACGTGTGGAACGGCGTGTCGGCGGGCCAGGTCAGCTGGTCGTTCGCCGCGGAGGCCGCGGAGGCGTCGGACAACAGCCCGACCTTCGCGCAGCCCTCGATCCAGGTGCACAAGGCACAGGGATTCGTTCCGATCAGCATCGAGGCCATCGAGGACGAGGCCAACGTCGCCGCCGAGGTGGCGCGGCTGCTCGCCTTCGGCCGCGACTCGCTGGAGGCGGAGAAGTTCATCACCGGTACCGGGAGCGGCGAGCCGTTCGGCATCCTCACCGCCCTGGAGGGCACCTCGGCCGAGGTTGCCTCGGCCGGCGCTGGTGCCTTCGCGGTCGCCGACGTGTACGCGCTGGACAACGACCTCCCGGCGCGCTACCGGATGAACGCCTCCTGGCTTGCGCACCGCGCGATCTACAACCGGGTCCGGCAGTTCGACTCCGGCACCAACGGCGGCGGCGCGGACCTGTGGGTCCAGCTCCAGGGCGACGTCCCGGCGCTGCTCCTCGGTCGCAACGCCTACGAGGCCGAGGCCATGCCGTCCACGATCGCGACCGGCGACAACCCGCTGATCTACGGCGACTTCCAGAACTACGTGATTGCCGACCGCATTGGCATGACCGTCGAGTTCATTCCCCACCTGGTTGGTGCGAACCGCCGTCCCACGGGTCAGCGCGGTTGGTACGCCTACTACCGGGTCGGTGCGGACAGCGTGAACGACGCTGCCTTCCGCGTCCTGGAGATCGCCTGATCTGACACCAAGGGGTGGGCTGCCTGAAATGCGCAGCCCACCCCTTGGTGTTGGCGATCCGGCCATTCGCCGAGAAGGGCAAGCAATGCGCACCAACATCTTCCACAAGTCCAAGAGCGTGGCCGCCGTCCCGGCAGGGACCGCCGTCACTGCTGTCACCAATGGGTCGACGGTTGACCTTCACCAGGGCGTCGCTGGCGATTACCGCACCGCGCTGTTCGTCGTCCAGGCGGGCACCATCACCGATGGCACGCACGTCGTGACGCTGGAGCACAGCGACAACGGCTCGGTCTGGGAGGCGGCTCCCGACCTGGGCACGGCGTCGTTCGCATCGACGGACGACAACGCGGTGAAGGACCTCGGCTACGACGGCGCGAAGCGCTACGTCCGCTGCGTCATCACTGCGACCGGGGCAACCACCGGTGGCGTCTTCGGTGCGACCGCCGTCCTCTACGACTCGGCGGGGCACCAGCGATGAGCGTCATGCGCTGCAAGAACACGTTCTTCGCCGTCGTCGACGGTCGGGAGCGTCGGGTTCGTGCCGGCGAGCTGCTCGGCTCCGACGACCCGGTCGTCAAGCGGTTCTCCTCGTCGTTCGAGCCGGTCGAGGAGTACGTCGCCAAGCACCGCGCCGCCGAGCCCGTCGTCGAGCGCGCCACCGCCGAGCCCGGCGAGAAGCGCTCGGTCGGCCGCCCGCGCAAGGCGCCCAAGCTGGCCGAGCTGACCCCGGAGAGCGCGCCGAAGACTGCCGCGGATGCGGCAGCCGCGGGCGTCCAGCTCGACGAGACGACGGGCTAGCAGGCAATGGCTGGCTTCGTCGACACCGTCGAGCGGGCGATCCTCGACCACTTCGTTGGCAACGCAACGTGGACGCCACCAGCGACGATCTACGTCGGGCTGAGCAGCACGACGCCGACCGAGGCCGGTGTGAACATCACCGAGCCCTCGGCCGGCGCGTATGCCCGCGTCGCCACGACCGCAGCCACCTGGGACGCGGCGACCGGTACGGCTCCGGCCACGATGTCGAACGGCGCGGTCATCACGTTCCCGACGGCGACGGAAACGTGGCTTTCGGGTGCGGACCTGACGCATTTCGTGCTGTTCGACGCTGCCACCCTCGGCAACGCAGTCGCATTCGGTGCGCTCGCCACGGCGAAGCCGGTCATGAGCGGCGACACGGCGAGTTTCGCGGTGGGCACGCTCGTGCTGAAGCTCGGCGACCCGACCGACACGTACACGTGATGCATTCAGCCGCGCTCGGGCGCGATCGAGCCTAGGAGTGCCTGGTGGCGACGATTGTGCTTGTCGTGGCCAACACCGG